GCAGGCTATTGCGTTGATGCGTAACTATCCCAGCATCTATGAAATACCAGGCAGTGATATTCCGGTGATAAACGTGACTACAGATGCTAGCTCAGCTACCAGCGGAGTAGGAGCCAGTCTTATCACAGTGACTACCACATCTACCCACGGATTAGCTGTAAATGATGCTATAACAATCAAGGCACTGAGTAACAGTGTGCAAGGATTTAGCCGTGCTGAAGGCAGTTTTTTAGTTGCTGCCGTAGGATCACCGACTACGATATCTTATTATGCTAAGTCTAAAGTAGGAACCACCAACGGTGAAGTATTAGCCAGCACATACACACAGTTAAGAAAAGGTGGCTTCTACACCGGATCTGCTGTGGGTTCACCTAGCTTTGCTGTGGTGTCAGGCGGTAGTTCGGGCACTATAACTACTAGTTTGATCACACCAAGTGGAAGCACTGTGATTGGATTTACCTCAGGCGGCCCACAGCTAGGAGCACCACTCAGTGGTACTGGAGTTAACACTGGCACACAGATCACAGCAGTCGCCGGACCCGGCGGTGCAGCAGCGTCAACTACCCTTAGTGCCAACGCTGCGATCAGTGATACTACCATAGATGTCACTGATACCACAGGCATCGGCCCCGGTCTCGTGTTTGATCGTGGCGACGGACAGGCAGTAATAGTAACCGATGTCACAGGATCTACGGTCACACTCAGCGGAGCACTGACTTCTGCTATTATTGGTACTACGAAAACCTATACCAGCTTGACACAAGCGGCTACTAGTGGTTCAGGCTCGGGAGCACAGTTTAGTATATCAAGAAGTCCTGGATACGGAGTTACAGTAACTACCCCAGGCTCTGGATATGTAGGCACTGATACAGTTACTATTCTAGGTACTAGCTTAGATGGCGCCACTACTGCCAACGATGCCACAATAACTGTGGTTTCAGCGTCTCCTTTAAATGTGGCCGCTACTCTCGGAGCTGTTAGCCTAGGTGGCACAGGCTATACAAATGCAGTCGGAGCAGTGACAACCAGCGGTGGTTCGGGAACCGGACTTACAATAAACACTACTACTTCATTAGGAGTTATAACTGGCGTTACAATAAACGCTGGCGGCAGTGGTTACACCGCCAGCGAAGTGATTACCATAGGGCCTTTTGGTCGTGTTAACACTACCAACAACATAGTAGCAGGCACAGGATATGCCACAGCCAGTGGACTTTCAACAACCGGTGGCAGTGGTACAGGACTCACAGTAGATATTATAGCCAGTGCCAATGACAGTGGTGTAGTCTCTGTTTCTCTCACTACTGCCGGCACTGGGTACACTACCGGCACTGGAGTAGCGACCACAGGTGGATCGGGTTCAAACCTTACGGTAGACATCGTTGACGACGGCTCCGGTGTAATTACTTCGGCGACTGTGAATAATGGAGGAAGTGGATACACGATTGGTAATATTGTAACAGTTAATGGCGGCAATGCCGATGCTACAATAACAATCACCGATGTGAATAATGGAAAAATTACCAGTGTTACAGTTAATAATCCAGGATCTGGATATTCTAGCACTGAAACAATAACAGTAGTGCAGAGTGGCGGTTCTGGAGGTACTTTCGATGTAAATGCTCTACACACTCAAGCACAGACCACGGTGGCCACAGTAAGTCTTGGTGGTGCTATCCAATCTGCCACAGTCACCGGCACAGCAGTCACTGCTCCTACAAAAGATTTTATCAGTGCTTTTACAATCACTGAGCCAACCACTGCTGAAATAGCCAGCGGCAATACAGGACTTTCATTTACAGCCATATCTACCATAGGAGTTACATTTGCCACAGCACACGGGTTTGTGCCGGGAAATACCATCACAGTACAGATCACAAGTGCAGGAGCAAATGCTCAATTAGCAGCTGGTGCTTACTTTGTAGAAAGTGTACCAACTGCAACTACGTTACAGTACACAGCTAGATCCGCCGGGACCCTAGATAACACCCTGGTTGGACAGGTGTACGGTAGACCAGATTCATTCTTTATACACAGACCGTTTGATGGTGGAGTACAGTTAGGAACAGCTGGCCCGGCACACGGATCTACTGCTATACGTATGAGTAAAAAATACATACGTTACCAATCAGGTAAGGCAGTTACATATAATACTGGGGCTTTGTTTGCTCCCAGTTACGATCTACGTTCAGTTAGTGCCTCAGGCACAGCAGTAGGCAGTATTATTACTATAATCTGTGATGACACAGATCACGGATGTCAAGTTGGTGGTGTCATCACAATCTCAGGTGTTGTTACTTCAGGATACAACGGCACATATACTGTTAGCACTATAACCAATGAAAGACAATTGAGTTTTGTGGCCACACAGACCCTAGGCAGCACCTCACCTGTGTTGGGTAGTCCTTGTTTAATGAGTGTGAAGAATTGGCATGGTGCCACTGTGCGAGCAGGTATATTTGATGATCAGAACGGTATGTTTTACCAGTACGACGGACAGAGATTAGCGGTATGTAGAAGAAGCAGCACATTTCAAATTGCTGGTACTATCAGTATCAATGCAAATTCAAATTCAATAACCGGTACCAACACTCGATTCACAGAACAATTAGCAGCAGGCGACAGGATTGTCATCCGTGGTATGACTCATGTGGTTTCCAATGTGGCTTCAAATACCGCAATGACTGTGACTCCAGATTTTCGTGGAGTAAACAATGTCAACAGTGTAAAGATAACCAAGGTTGTGGATACGCTGATCCCTCAAGAAGATTGGAATCTAGATACCATGAACGGGTCTGGACCTAGCGGATATAACATCGACATCACTAAGATGCAGATGATCGGTATACAGCACACATGGTATGGTGCTGGATTTATTGATTTTATGATGCGAGGCTCAGACGGAAATTATGTGTTTGTGCATAGATTTAGAAACAGTAATGTAAACTTCGAAGCATACATGCGCACGGGTAACCAGCCAGTTAGATACGAAGTGATCAATGAAGGTTGGAAAGGTAGATTATCTGCGGCTATGAACAGCAGTCAGACCACGATACCAATGAGTGCCGATGACTGTTATTGGTTTCCAAATTCGGGAACTGTGTACATAGATAATGAATTGATTAGTTTTACTGGTAACAGTGGCACAGCATTAACTGGTTGTACTAGAGCCACTACACTGAATCAATTTGTAGCAGGATCATCTAGAACTTTCAGTGCAGGTACAGCTGCCAGTCATGTCATACGCACTGGTGTGATATTGGTCTCTAACACAGTGACTCCAATCATTAGCCACTGGGGTTCAGCATTTATGATAGACGGTCAATTTGATAGTGATCGTGGTTATATCTTTAACTATGCTGCTACTGGTTTATCAGCATCAACTGACAAAGTCACTGCTTTCTTAATCCGATTAGCACCCAGCGTGAGCAATGCATTAATCGGGGATCTCGGAGAAAGAGAGCTGCTGAATCGTGCGCAGTTGTTGTTATCTGGTATTTCTATTACCAGTGATACTGTTGTAGGTGGTGGTGCTATTGTTATTGAGGGAGTGTTAAATCCCATCAATTATCCCATAAATCCAGCTAATATAACCTGGGGAAGTTTGATCACACAGGCTGCTGGCGGACAACCTAGTTTTGCACAGGTGGCAAGTGGTGGCTCTGTAACATGGAGTGGTGGATTAACAACTACTACCTCAACTGTGCAAGGCGCATTCAGTACCACTCTAACTGCTCCCGGCATTGCATCAGCGAGCAACAGTCTCACTGCTGTGAGTTTTAGTGCTACTACTCAGACTATTTCAGCTGCCAGCTTTGGACAGACTGTTACTGCATTAGGATTTAACTTTAATCAACCTTATGGCAACAATACCTATGTTAGAGCTACGTCTACTAGCAGAAATGATATCCTTATCACTGATATTGAGTATAATGCGCTGACTACGCCATTAGCTGTGGGTAATGCAGTAAGTGGAACAGGAATTGCTAGTGGTACTACTATCAGCAGCATAACCACAAGCTATCTAGGCGGTGTGTATACACGCATAGTACTCAGTCAATTTATGAACATAAACAGTCCAAATGGCTCGGGTAACAACGTAACCATACAGATCAACGGTACATATGGTCGAGCTCTATCTACATCAAGAACAGATTTTCTAATCACACAGTCGTCATATGCTGCATTAACCACAACTATAGGCAGTTCAGACCCACTGTCAGCGGCCAATATTTCAGGTCGAACCATATCAAGTGTAACTGAAAATTATATAACAATAAACAGTGTTGCCTATGCTAGAGTCATAATGAGTGGCAATGCCAATTCTAACAGCACCCTAGCTGCCAGCGACGGTGCGAATGATATCACCGTCACAGTGACCAGCAGTGTTGCTACACGATTCAACACAGCAATATCTAGCAGCAGAAATGATTTCTTAGTTACACAGTCTCAATATGCAGGCGGTACAGCAGCGACAACTGACGTGCTGAGTGCGGCTACAGTGTTGACCGGTGGCCAAACCATATCTAGTATAACTCCTAATTATTGGACTATAGGCAGCACAGCCTATGCTAGAATTACCATGAGTGGTAATGGTACAGCCACTAGCACCGCTGGTACAGGCAACAATGTCTCAGTAACCGCCACAAGTTCTATAACAGCCACATATGGATCAGCTATATCGTCTTCAAGAAGTGATTTTTTAATCCCCAACAGCACTGCTACTGGATCAGGAATAGCTGTTAATGATGTACTAAGTATTTCAAGCACAGGTACCACACTTTCTACTGTGGCAATTACAGGCTCAGCGGGTCAATTTAGTTGTGCATCAACATATCTTGCTGTTGGTATGAGGGTTACAATTAGTGGCACCCTTGGTGGTGGCGGATCTATTACTGGCTATGCAAATCCTACAACCTATAGAATTTCTGCTACTAACGGTTCAACAACATTTACATTAACTACCACAGGCGGTACTGCTATTGTCACAAGTGCGGGCACACCCACAGGATTAACTTATTCCCTACTGACATTTATCAGCGGCAGTCAAACTATTACCAGCATCACTCCTAGCTATGTTACAATCAGTTCAACTGCCTATACTAGAATTGTGATGAGTGCAAATGCTAATCTCACTTCCGCATCAGGTTCTGGCAATGATGTAGTGGTAACTATCACTGCTGCTCTTTCTGCTGCTTCGTATGTGAACAAAAACTATCTGTTCTTTACATCTGGATCTTGGCTGGCCAGCGGTGCAGGAGTCAACACTAAATTAGCTAGTTCTAACACGCAGTTTGCAGCTGGAACCAGTATTACAGCAGTAGAATCAAGAACCTACGGAGCTACCACTGTTTACAGAATCGTGTTCAGTCAAGCAGCTAATACCACTATCGCGGCAGCAGCTACTATCACATGGCAGTTTGGTGCTCAATATGCACTACCAGGAGAACAGGTATTCTCCTTTATTGCCAATCCGGGCGAAACTGCAGAATTGAGTCTAGAAGCGTTGAAAGAATTAACTTCTACGGCAATTGGTGGACGAGGTACTTTCCCCAACGGTCCAGACGTACTGGCCATTAATGTGTACAAGGTAGCAGGTACAGCAACACCTACTAACATTATTTTGCGTTGGGGCGAAGCGCAGGCTTGATTAATAGCTATTTTTATTGTAGTATATAGACAGTGTAAATAAAGCATAGGACACGGAATGAAACTGAAAACAAGATCGATATTACAGGAACTCAACGAAATAGCTGAAATCCGCAACAAGGATGAGCTGTTTGAAAGCCGCGCCACTAATATCATCAATTCAGCAATCAATCTGTTAGAAACGCTGAAAAAACACTATACAGCAGAGCAAGCAGATGAGCTAGAACGCAGACTGTTGAATGCTATCCGTGGGCAGGATCCTGCCAAATTCACACGGGGCATACGCAAGATCGCAGAATCAAAAAGAACCAAGAGACCGTTAGATGAAGCATAATACTCTATTAGAAGGCGGCAATGTATTCAAAGGCCCAGACAAGCAGCCTCTGACACAACGCATAGCCACTGCAGATGTAGAAAGCACTGTGGACTATATCGAAAAGATCACTGGGCTAGACTTTACCAAAGAGAAAGATCTAGACGATAAAAAGCCAGTCAAATGGTTGGGCACCACTGGACGTAAAGAAGACCCAGATGGCACTTTTGAACGCAACAGTTCGGGCGATCTAGACCTCAGCGTAGATGCCAATGAAGTAGACAAACGAACCTTTGCCGACAAACTAATATCACAATTTGGCAAAGAGAACGTCAAACTCAGCGGAGACAACGTGCATTGGAAGGTACCTATCAACGGAGATAGTGCCAACGGATTTGTACAGGCTGACTTTATGTTTTCAGCCAATCCTACATTTCAACAAGGATCAATGATCAGTGGTGGTGGAGAATATCGCGGTGAACACCGTCACATTCTATTGAGTTCAATCGCCAGGGCTCGTGGTATCAAATACAGTCCCAAGCATGGAATATTAAATCCTCAAACTGATGAACTCTTACCCAACGGTAATGACTGGAATCAAATTGCCAAAGAACTGTTGGGACAAACTGCCACAGTCAAAGACATACGATCAGTAGATGCTATCCTTACCTATATTAAAAAACTTCCTAACTACGAAGAATTAATCGCAGGTGCTAGAGAGACACTGGGCAAACAGGGAATCGAATTGCCAAAGAACGAAGCGTTTGAAAGCTACCAACCAGGCAGTATTGGTTGGATGCGCAGAATGATAAATCTTACAAAATGAGAGCATTTGAATTTTTGACAGAAGACGAAGCACCTGCTCCTAAGAAAGTAGGCAGAGAATTCAATCACCTAGAAGACCTTGTGTTCACAGAAACCAATGGTGCAGTCAAGGCCATACAGATACTCAAAGACCTAGCTAAACCTGAAACCAGTATAACCATCAAGTGGGACGGCAATCCCACAGTATACTGGGGACGTGATGATGACGGCACATTCCGCATGGTTGGCAAGAACAATTGGGGTCGTGAAGAAGGCAAAAGCAGCTCCCCAGACGAACTGAAATCATTTATAATGAGTCGTGGCAAAGGTGAAGAATGGAGGCCTAAGTTTGCCGGCGATATGGCAGCACTGTGGCCTATATTTGAAGCTGCTACGCCTTCAGATTTCCGTGGTTATGTCTACGGAGACATCTTGTTTCACCCAGGTAAGTCATACATAGGTGCAGATGGCCGCATCTCGTTCACTCCTAATCAAACCACTTATTCAGTTATGGTCAACAGCGACACAGGTCGAGCACTGGCCAAGGCCAAAGTAGCCGTGGCAGCTCACAAGGTATTCAGTTATTTTGGAGACAAGAGTGGAGAAGACTTTGATGATCCAGAACTGTTTAATAACACTCCAGCACTTGAGGTGTTTGGACTTACAACAGTCAGTCATAGACCAGCTGTGGGTGCAGAGAATCTAGCTAAGATAGAAGCCTTGGCCAAGAATCAGTCAAAGATCAACAGTCTACTGGCTCCTGTCACAGGCATGGGTTATCTACAGTCAGAGATCTATACCTTTGTGAATACTCAGAGCAAGGCCAAACAGCTGGACATGATCAACACTGAAGCGTTTATGAATTTTGTGGGAAAAACTCCTGCCAAAGCTCAGAAGATCGCTGCGCACAGTGAACGTCATCCTGGAGTTATGGATCTGCTGTTTGAACTGGTGCGTGAGATTATGTCAGCTAAAGATGAAGTGATCCGTGAACTGGATGCTGCTGAAGGTGAAATCACTGCTAACACAGGCGGAAAACCCGGCGGTGAGGGCTATGTTGCAGCTGGTACAAAACTAGTACCACGTGATCGTTGGACTCCTTTTAGAGCTGATTAACTGTTCAAAACACCTGATTTTTTCAATCCAATATAAATACTATGCCGGCCTCTGAGCGAGGTCATTGATTAAGGAGAAAATATCATGGCAGACATTACAACAGTAGCACAAATTTATGACAACGCTGGTGCAGAAATCCAAGCAGCTCGCGTAGGTGCAAACGCATTCAAATTTGTTGATCCAGCATCACAGTTCAGCACACGTAAATTACGTTTCGTTAAGATCGTCAACGGTGGCGACTTAACAAGTGGCGACTTCACTACTAGCAAAGCAAGCACTAACAGCAACCTAGCCAGAGCAGTTCGTTGTGCTCAGAACTATGGTGAGATTTATGTAATTGGTACACCGTCAGCAACTGGTTTGATCGTTGGTTACGCAGACGACACACTCAACGACGGTTCAACAGCAAGCCCATCAGCATCTGACGCATCTTATGGTAAGTTAGAAGCTGAACTTACAGCAGCAGTTGGTGGCACACACACTGTTACAACAGTTGTTCCAACAGGTATCACATTCGCTTAATTTAAATTAAGTTTATTCTCAGGGATGGGAAGCATTAAAGCGCCGCAAGGCGCTTTTTTGTGGGTTGAAATTCTGTGAGTTAAATACACACATAATGGCACGCTATCAACTCGTTACCCTCATAGATATTACTCGAAGTCATCCTGCAAGAGAAGAAACTGACAAGATTAAACTTGGCCAGCAGGCCAACTTCAACAGCCTACTACAGGCCATAGGTCTAAGGTCTAACGTGATGTGGCTGCGTGATCCAAAGCAACACACAGGAAGGTTACCGGAACCAGCCCAAGGCAAAGCCACGCATTGGATCTGGGAGTTTGACTGCGAGCGCGATGAGGTATTTTCACAGGACAATGATCCGGTTTATCTTTTGGTGCATGATCTTAATCATGTACCTGTGATTGTTGATTTAGAAAACAGTGAAGACATAACCCCAGCAGCGTTCCAGACTCGAGGTGACATGATAAATACCTGGATAACGATGATTTAGGCAAAGTGTATTTCTACACAGTTAGCATAAATACTAGTTCAAAGGCAATCATTAGGCATTCAATCATATCATAGGCACATGGCTCGGAGCGAGCACTTGACTTATCACATTGGAGACGGCCTTTATGCCTACGGTAGCAGAACGTGTTGGAATAGTAGAAACGCAGGTTACAAATCTTGACGAAAAACTGGACGAACTCAAGGTTGATGTCAAAGATCTTCACGATTGCCTAGATAAAACCCGTGACGGACTCACTGAGAAATTAAATCACATGTATGAAGCCTCCTGCACACAGCATGCAGAACTGGGCAAAAAACTCAGTGAACTAGAAAGAAGCAAGAACAAGATGACGATGTATGGCATGGTAGGCATGGCATTCATAGCTGGTCTAGGATGGACTGGACAGCTGAATCTACAGACTATACTCAAGTTCTTCGGAGCGTAACGCAACACCACTTAAATAAGGACCATAGGTCCTTTTTTTATGACACAAATCAGCCGTAGACTAGAACACATAGTTCGCAAAGAACTACTGCAAAATCCCATACCAGTTCGAATCACGGAAGGTATTCTTGTAGGTGATGTGCTGATACAGAGTCAAGGTCATATCAAAAACCTCTTGCGTAACGGAGAGATCATTTACGGAGAAATACATCTCAATGCAGCGGCCATCAAAATAGCCAATCTCATGTGCCTACGTCAACATTCGTTGATTATAGATCGCATCTATGCCGCAGATCAAGACTACGGGCGCTGGTTCACTGACAGCCAACTACTGCGTAATCAATATCAAAAGGCCAAAGACTCAGGGGATCATGACCGTGCAGACATACTGTGGGCTCGATACACGGAAAGCAGAGATCGCACGATTGCTGCTAAAAACCTAGCAGACTCTTTGACCAAATCCTGAATAAATATACTATAAAATCTGGACCCTTAAAACTATGAAAACCACAGACCTTTTTAAATCTAATCGATCAGCCAAAAGGCTTAACGAATCTTTAGAAAAAACATTTGGAACAAAGATCAATTTTCAAGACTTCGACACACCAAAGCTAGAAGACGCTAGAAACAAACTGCGCACACAGATCCACGATGCACGTAGCCAAAGCGGATTCAATGAAACCATCGAAAATGAAACCCTAACCAAAGCTCAATGGATGCACGATGCTATAGTATCTGAATTAGCAGAACGTGAAGAATACATAGTGGATACCACAACTGATGAGAATTACGAAAGTATGTGGGCAGACGCAGACATAGAGGAAGGCTCAGGTATCGACAGAAAAGAATTAATGGATATCCTTAAACGATTTGACGAAAACATGAACGAAATCGGCGGTTATGGTGATCCAGATTTCGATAAAATTCTAGCTGCTCTAAACCAAGGTGATGTTGAATCAGCTGTAGAAGAAGTGTATGGAAATTATAGCGATCAAGACGGTGGCGAACTGCGTGACATGGACGACTACATAGAAGATCTCGAATACGAATTCAAAGACCTAGCAGGTGTATCAGATGACGAAGGTGGCGAAACTGATGATGGTTATGCACTGGCTTCAGCAGGCTTTGGTAGTGATGAAGACTACGAAAGCATAGAAATGGAACGTGATAGAGATCCAGAAGATTGGGATGAAGGCAACTCAGAACCACCAAATAATTTTGCTGTATCTATTAACGGCAAGCAATGGAAAGTATTCAAAGGTCGTGGCCGGTATGCTGACGACTCAGCTGAAAGAGAGCATTATTATCAACTCAAAGACTGGGCTGCTAAAAAATCCGAAGCCACAGGCAAGAAATGGACTGTGAGTGTAACTGGAGAACCTGCTACAGAAAGCATTGAAGAAAAAGCCCCTCCAGGAGCTAAAGCTGAACGCATGGTCAAACACATCAAAGCAGGCTACGCCGATGATGGCAAATTAACTAAGAAAGAAAAAGGTATCGCCTATGCTACAGCATGGAAACAACATAACAAAGAAAAAAATGAAGATATGAATACCAACGAAGCATACATTAACAGTGCTAAAGACGCAATAGATATTTTAGCAGACATTAGACAACAATCCAAACTAGCTTCACGCGGTGAAAGTGATCCAGTTCGTCCTAATCAATTGGTAAATGATCTATGGGATGTTATGCAGTGGATTGAAGCTAATATGCAAGAGTCAATTGAAACAGAATCAGTCACAACAGGAGAAGATATGGCAAGATTACAAGAAGGTGAGATCCAACAAGCAAGTGCGATCGTCACAGCAAAAACAATGGTTGACAGAGTTGGCCGTTGGATTGAAGAACTCAGCGGTATGGAAAATGACACACTACTACAACTAGGTGACAGTATCCGTGACGAGATGGGACAAGAACAAAGTAAAGCATTTATCCAAGCAGTAGCACCTGCAATTCAACAAGCCCTAGAAACTCTAAAAGGCACACGTGACACACTGTCTACTGGTGTACGCAGTTTGGCCAGCGGTGAACAGCCTGCAGATATGTTAGGTGCTGAGCCCACAGACATGGGCGGTGATGAAATGGCCGCTGAACCAGATGCTATGAACATGGGCGACGAGATGGGCGGCGAAGATGAATTTGCAGCAGCCGAACCAGCAGCTGGACTAGGTGATGCA